TATTAACATGCAGCCTTACGATTGGTTTGATGTTTCAGTAGCCGACTTAGCCGTCGTTCTACTGACACTTGTCATCGCGATTTGTGCAGTTTTGACAGTGGTCCGGTATTGGAGAAGAGATCACGTCCGTGTTTTGTACAGGGACGTTCCTCTCCCAGGTATCGGACCGTTTGATGGTCCAGGTGCTACGTGTACTTGCGAACATGCTTGTACCAAGCACGGAGTTCAGTTGGAATCTGCGATAGTTGGTAGTAATTTTACCACCGTACCTCGCAGTAAGATTCCGAAAGTTCAAGCCGCTGTATATTCGGTAGCGCGCGACGGTAAGTTGTCGCGTTATCTGGGTGTAGCTACGCGAATTGGAGACTGGTTGGTTGTTCCTCAGCATGTAATAGCTGCTGAGGAAGTGGTTTCGTTGTTATCGATGGCAACAGATCCAGCTTTGTCCTACAAAATTGAAACGATAAACTTTGAACCGATAGAGGGTGACCTTTCAGCAATGAAATTGTCTGAAGAGGGTTTCTCAAAGTTGGGGATGGTGAAAGCTTCGATGGCGTCGATGGATGGATCTACAATGGCATCGGTGACTTCGTCATCGAAAGACCCCGAAGTTTCTTTTGGAACGTTAACACATGACACAAAGATATTTGGCGGTATGATATTTCAAGGTTCAACGAAAGGAGGATTTTCTGGAGCTCCGTACATGGTAGGAAAGCAAATAGCCGGAATACATCTAGGCGGCGGAGTGGTAAATTATGGCTTAAATGCCACGTATATATTTGCACTTTTGCAGAAACCGGAAGAGACCGCAGAATGGTTGTTGAAGCTCCGTAAGAAAAACGGACCTTTACGATATTCCCGTTCAAAGTTCGATCCGTCGGAAGCTCAAGTGTTTGTGTACGGTAGATACCACACGGTGGACATAGCTTTGTTGGAAGGAGATATCGAGGAACCGGCTGGTGAAATATACATGCCTAACCGGGAAGTAGAAGTGGAAGTTAACGTTGCGCAAAGCTTTCCCCCCCAATACTTGAACGTAGCGGGGCCGCTCGTTGATACTCTAGTAGAAGCCACCAACGATTTGATGTTAATGAAAGCAACAATGGTTCCAAAAAACTCATTGACGGCCGAGTTGTCCTCGGCCGATGCCGAAGCTTACATCGCACGATTGATGGGGCATATGGAGAAGATCGACGAGAAGACGGCCCTACTCCAGGGGTTGCAGAACTCAGTATCGGACCGCTACCGCGAGGTGCAGATGATACTGGCGAAGTTACCCAAGGGCTCGGAATCGAGAGAGGAGGTGGTGAAAGAGAACGAAAAATTGAAAGAGGAGTTACGCGAGATCAAGCAGTTCAAGACCTCTGCGAATGTCGAAACGTCTTTACTTCGGGCAATTCCGAAACCTGTGCAACAAGCGCGGGCGAAGAAAGAAGCTCGGAGGGAGTTGGTGACGAAAATGCAGATGACGCCGAACGACTTGGAATCAACCATACAAGCG